AGTTAGAGATAATCACACCACATTTAACAAATACTCGAGTGTGTCTAGATATTGGTGCTCACATAGGAGCAACTGCAATCAAATATTCTAAAATTTTTGATACAGTACACGCATTTGAACCAATTTCACACCTATACGGTTTATTAGAAGAGAATACAAACAATTTCGAAAATATTACTATACACAATGTAGCAGTATCAAATATAGATGGTACAGTAAAAATATATGAAAACTCTAAAAACTCTGAATCGAATGTAGTCCTCCATGATGATACATTATCCTTAATTGAAGGCAGAAAGAATACTCGATTTAATACAGAACCTAAAGAAGTAAATAGTAGAACAATCGATAGCTATAACTTTAGTAATGTAGATTTTATTAAAATTGATGTTGAAAGATATACCGTTCCGGTTTTAGAAGGAATGATAAAAACATTAAAGAATAATTCTCCGATATTGCAACTCGAAGTAGATAACATACCTAGCATAAATTCTAGAACCGCTAATTTATTAGAACCTTTGGGTTATAAAACATTTAAAAAACTATCAAGTGATTGGTTTTATAAAAAATGAAAACATTGATCTATCAATATTGGGATGGTACCGAAAGACCAGGCAATACTGCTGGAGTTGAATTAATGAAAGCATATGCAGATAGAATCGGCGCTGATCATGTATATGAGAAAAATGCTCAATTTGTTACTGACATTGGTCCTTATTCTTCAAGTTACGGGTTATTAAAACCCATTTACGAGTATGGCGATTATGATTACGTAATGTATGCAGATTGTGATGTAGTCCCTCGAGATAATTGTAATGAAAATATATTTGAGGAATTTGGTGACTATGACCTTGGTATCTGTGAAGAACCAAATGCACCACTAGCTCGTAAGAAATACACGATAGGCGGTGGTATTAATAACAAGAATGATGAAGCTTGGGTAGACTTAATTGAACGCAAATGGAAAGTGGTTATGCCTCGTACCGAAGATGGTCTTCCAAAGGTATACAACTCTGGTATGGTATTATGGTCAAAGACTGGTATGGAAAAAGCTAGAGATAGATTATATGATTTTAAAAAATATGTTAATTTGATTAATGTATTTAAATTACCACCATTCTATACGTGTGATCAACATTATATTCATGCAATGCTTGAGGTTTGTGATTTTAATTGGTTACAGATGCCGTACAAATGGAATAGCTCAGTCCATTACGATCCTGCGGTTAAAATACAACCAAGGCCTGTTATTGATCTTAGAAAAAAAGATTATAATTTTGTACATATTCAGTTAAACGGTGCTGATAATTTTGATAAAGAAAAAATCCACACAATAGTTAATAAACCGGTAAAGGAATGGAATCTATGAGTAAAATTTATAATTACACATATGATGAATATATTAAGGCGCAAAAAGATCTTACAGATTTTAAATACGGCCGTATTGTATATGGAAGAAAATGAAAAATTTAATATTACAACATTGGAATGGTCCTTTGCCTTTATGGGCAGAGAAATGTAGACAAAGTGTTTCGGATTATGCAGAACAGATTGGTGCGGATTATCAGTTACTATCTGGCTATCCATTTATAACACCACCTCAAAAATTTGATGTTAAACCTTGGACTGTTATACAAAAGATTCATATGATAGATTCTGTATATGATGTATACGAAAATGTTTTAATGCTAGATATGGATATGATGGCAATAACACGTTTCCCTGTTGATAATATTTTTAATCATGAAGGAATTGGCCGCTTACATTTAAAATCAATGTCCGGGTTAAATAATAGTAGATCTAGATTATGGCCTAAATTATATAAGGAAGGTGCTCCTGCATTTTTTGGTAATTGTGTAAAATTAAATAAAAGTGAAAGAATAGCATTAAGAAATGTTTGCGATAAAGAAGAAATTATAAATGCATCTAATGATGATATACCACCAAATGATGAAATCATAATGCATTATTTAATGTGTAAATCAAATATTTTAGAACATAAAAAGAAATTAGAATTACCACATAATAAATTTTGTGATTTAGTTGAAGAGGCACATCCAGAAGCCACTCTAATTCATTTTTGCGGACCTAGGAAAAATAGTATAAAATGAAAAATTTAATCGTACAACACTTTCATCCACAATATGAAAACGTTGGTAAACCAATGCCGTGGATTGTGAAAAAAAGTACGGATAATATAAGACGATATGCAGAACAGTTGGGTGCTGAATATAGATTATTAGATGGTGAACCATTTAGAAAAGGCTTACGTGCACAATGTCAAAAGCTTTGTGTGTTAAATGAAGAATTTGACGAGTACGATAATATTGCTGTATTTGATACAGATATGTTTTTAGTAAATGGCTGTAAAGAAAATATATTTAAAGCAAAAGGAATTGGTACTCATCCGGATGTTCACAAAACAAGAGTTATGGGAGATTTTCAAAGGGCATTTCCAAAATTGGCCAATCCAGATTATCCTATATTATCCGGATCTGCATATTCTTTTCCCAAAGAATTTAGACAATTAATGCGTAAACAAATTAATTCCGGAATGGAATCAGTATTTCAATTGATAAGCCCAAAACCTTTTGTTGATGAAGGTATTTTACACGTATTGATGCAAAAAGCAAAATTTAAACTTGATCATTATCTAGATGAAAGATGGTCATATAGTAGCTATTTACCAGAGTTAACCAAGGCATATATAATTCATGTGCGATATACTCCACACAAAAAAGGCGGGCCCATCGACATGCGAGATGAAAATTGTAAAAAACTAATTAATAGTGGTATTATATCATGAAAGCTTATATTATATGTGTGAAAGGAAATGAAATTTCAGAAAAGGGTGCGGATATCTGTATTACCTCATCTAAAAAAGTACGAAATGAATTTAAAATTGAAATATTTGATGCAGTAACTCCATCCATGGCTAATGTTGTGTTAACTGGTAATGGTTTAAAATGGAAATATCCATGGGAAGGTCAGGAAACTGATTTAAAAACTGGCTTAATCAAATCTGCATATCCTACAAAGGTAAAAGAAAATAGAATTGCATGTGCAATGAGCCACTGGTTATTATGGAAACAATGTGAAAAATTAAATGAACCTATTTTAATTTTAGAGCACGATAGTATTTTTATTAAGCGTTTAGATTATGATTCAATTCTAAAAAGTAACTATGACATTATTGGTATTAACTCCCCTGCGTCAGCTACACGTCGTGCACATATGTTCCATGATATTATACAAGAACGGACCGCATGGATACAACCAGTACCAGATATTGACGAATTTAATGTTCCACAAGGTCTTGCGGGAAATTCGGCATATATAATTAAACCAGATGGGGCTAAAAATGTTATTAAGGCAAGTAGAGATCATGGTGTTTGGCCAAACGATGCTTTAATGTGTAAACAAATTATTCCTAATATGGGTGTTACTAAAACATATTTTACTAGAATTCAAGGATTACCATCAACAACTGTGAATTAAATTATGAAAAAATCAGAATTAAAAAATATTACAATACTGGAAGAATTTCACAAAGAAATTTATAGACAGCAAGAAGAAAATCATAGAGAACACTATTGTGCTATTCATCATGCTGTTGTGAAATACTGGAACGAAGGTAAATGTGAATCATATATTGAACTTGGTGTTCATCAAGGCGGTACTGCATCTAATATTTTATTGCAAAAACCCAAAAAGGTTGTCCTTGTTGATAAAAATTTAGATTTATATAGAGAGCATTTAGAGCCAATTGCAATTCATTATTGTGATCAACATAATATTGAATTAAAAACAAAAGAATGTGAATCAATTGACCTAGAAGCAATTGAATTGAATTGTGATATGCTTTTAATAGATAGTTATCACAAACCAGATTATATGCTACAGGAATTATCCACACATGCACACAATATTAAAAAATATATAATTGCACATGATACATATGCAGTAAGGTCATTGCATAAATGCTTGGAAGATTTTGCTATAAAAAATAAATGGAAAGTTTTAGAATATAATAAACAAAACGTTGGTTATACAGTATTGGGAAGAAAATGAAAGCATATGTAATTACAATTATGGATAATGAACAGTCTGTAAAGTCTGCAGAAAGATGTATCAGATCTGGTAAAAAATACGGACAAGAAATTGAAAAGCACAAAGCATTTACTCCTAAGGATAATCCGTTTTATATTCTACACACCAAAGGAATTCAACCTTCTTTCTTTTCCGAAAAATATTCCAGGCAATTGAATTGTGCAGCTGCATTTTTATCACATCATTCTTTGTGGGAAAAAGCAGTAAAAGAAAATGAATCAGTTATGATTTTTGAGCATGATGCTGTAGTAATTGGTTATTTACCAACCGAAGAGAATTTTAAAGGTGTGATGACTTTTTCAAAACCTTCATATGGTAGATTTAATACTCCTATTAAAATTGGCGTTGATGGGTTAAAACAAAAACCATATTTTGGTGGAGCACATGGTTATATGGTTAACCCTTGGGGTGCAAAAGAATTAATTGATAAAGCAAAGACAATGGGTCGACCAACGGATGTTTATTTAAATTTAGAAACATTTCCATGGTTGGAAGAATATTATCCATGGGCCTGTATGGCAGTTGATGGATTTACAACAATCCAAAAAGAAGAAGGCTGTCAAGCAAAACATAATTACAAAGATGGATACGAGATAATTGATGCCTAAAATAATTGAAGAATTGGTTATAACCGGTTGTGATTCTAAAACTGAATGGCAATTACCTTGGTTTTTGGATAACTATTTAAAACATAATAGAATTCCAATATGTGTTGCAAATTTTGGTGTTACAGAGGAAACAAGACAATGGTTAGCAACACACCCATTTATCCATTGTATAATGGACTTAAAGGAAACAAGTGACATTAAAGCATGGTTCTATAAACCAACTGCAATGTTTCATTTACCTGCTAAAAAAGGTGTTTGGCTAGATACAGATTGTCAAGTGCTTGATAACATTGGTAAAATATTCAGACTTATTGAACAAGATAAACTCTTAATGGCAGTTGATAGACCTTGGTTAAAACGGCGTGGTGAATTATGGCATAATAGTGGAGTTGTAGGATGGACTGGTAGACCAGAAATTTTACAAAAATGGATTACTGCAATTAAAGAAAATCCTAATGTTGGAGATCAAGAGGTTTTACATAGTATTCTAAACCCTATCACTATGATGAAATATATAAAAGAGTTACCAAACGAATATAACTGGTTAAGATTACAAATTGAAAATGATGGAGAAGACAGTCCTAGTAAAAAAATTGTACATTGGACTGGTGAAAAGGGTAACGATCGTATTAGAGGAATGATGAAAGTTATGGAGGCTTTAAGTGCCTAAAACAGTACATGTTATTGGTAATGGAGATTCTGCTACATTTTTTAATGAAGCGCCTAGGAAAGGATTAAAATTAGCCTGTAATTTAGCCCCATTTCCTATTGAAAATTGTTATGCTTCATGCATAGTAGATTTTAAAATGATGAAAACGATACACAGTAAAGTTGTTGATATACCTGGTGAATGGATCCTTGGTGCAAGACCAAAAATATATATGGAAAAAAATCCAGGTTTTAGAATGCAAAGAGCACATCAAATTAAAATGTTCTATACAAAACTCCCAAAATATGCTGGAAACTATACCGATTTTAATTGTGGTCATATGGCAGTATACTGTGCTGCAGAATATCTAAAAGCAGATGTAATCCATATGTACGGATTTGATTCTATTTTTGATTTTAATTTAAGAAGTTATACAGACACATTTATTAACTCCGATCGAGGCAATATGAATAATAATCGGTTGTCAACAAATTGGAGGCCTTTATGGATGAATATGTTTAAGGACTTTGATGGTTCTGGTAAAAACCAAAAGATTGAATTTGTTTTACATCACATGCATGATAATCTAAAATTTAATATTGGTAAAAATGTTATTATAGAAAAATACGGTCGTAGAGGTGAAATAAAACCTCCAAAGGAAAAATCGGAAAAGGCCTGGCAACCGCCGGCAAATGGGATAATGTAAAAAAACACTTTACATTGTCAATACATTGTGTTATAATAAACATAATGGAGGATAATATGATTTTTGTAGAAGGTGGCAGTAAACGTCAAAGAGAAGTGACTTATCAAGCAGTTCAGTTTGCTTGGGCAGAATTGATGCCAAGGATAAAAAAATGTATTATCAATGTTGAATTAAAGCGATTGAAAGGTTATGACGGTACTTGTTTAGATACCGGCAATCGTGAATACCAAATAGAAATCAATAAAAAGCTTAGTCTAGGTGATAACTTTCTTACAACAATTTTTCATGAAATGGTTCATGTAAAACAATATGTGAGGAAGGAACTTTTTAGCGATGTTAATTTCTATAAAACACGAGAAGAATATTTAAATTTACCTTGGGAAATTGAAGCTTATAAAATGCAGGAGGTATTATTAGAAAGATGGGACAGTTTAAAGACCACCAACAATCGGAGTTGGAATTATTCCGTAGGGAAATTCTTAATCGGGAAGGTATGATTGAAATCCTACAAAATAATATTAGAGAATTACAAGAACAATTACAAAATTCTTATAAAAGAATAGAGGAGTTAACTAATGAAAAATGTACTCATTGCAACTGCGACCATCGCAGCACTAATTAACACATCTGCAGCTGCAGAAACAGTAACCGATGTAACCAAACGTGTAATTCAAAAAACACCATATCAGGTTGAAGTTTGCCAGGAACAAGCGGTATCTGGAGATAAAACAGCTGATACATTAATGGGAGCTATTATTGGAGGCGCTATCGGTAATAATGTGACTAAGAATGTAGATAATGGTGGTGCTGTTGGTGCATTACTTGGTGGTATGATAGCCCATAACAACAGTAAAGCAACTGGTGGTACTCGACAAGTTTGTAGGCTTGAAACTCGTTACAATGAAGAGGAACGTGTTATCTATTCACACAGTGTGGTAACTTTTACATATATGGGTAAAACATATAGTCTTTCTTTTCAAAAATAATGCATTTTAGGGGTTTACAGATCGGCTTTTTTGGTATATAATATATGTATAATTAAAAAAGAGGAGTTAATTATGTTTACTAAAGATCAAATTGCACTTCAGAAACACATCGAGGCAAAGAATGCCGAAGGTAAAAAGTGGATGGAAGAAAACCCTGGATCATATTATGGGATGACTGTGACAGATCCTGCGCATTGGGCTGAACAAGGTATCACTACTGTCGAACAGTATGAGTACCAGATGGAGTATTACGGTTTGTTTGACTACATTGCAAATGTAACATCAAAGTCACATGCTCGCTACTTACTAAGCCTTTGTTGCACGATGGACGACCTGAATGAAGTGTATATCAACTTTACACAGCCAAAAAAAGAGGTGGCATAATGGAAAATGTTCGTACAGTTGAATTACACGGTGTCAAGTATAGTACACATCCAATTACTGGATATGAGGGTGAACCTTCTGCATTAAAAACAGCATTTGATATTCTGCGTGAAGATTATGAAAAGGATGGAAAAGAAATTATTTCCATGCAGACATATTATAATAGTGGTTATAATAGTGCCACTGATAAAATTGAAGGTGAACCAGAATTTGGAATTGAGGTTGAATACCTCTAAGAGTTTCCCGAAGAGTTGTGATCCTGTCTCGCTCCTCTCTCAGTAGATCTTTCTCTTCGGGAATCCATATAGTCGAGCGGTATTATAAACGCGGTTAAGCCTGTAACGACTTTAAATTTAAGACGCAGGTGGGAAATTATAGAGCGCCCTCACTAGAAAGACTCACCTTATTTGGTTCCGTAGCTCAGTTGGATAGAGCAATTGCCTTCTAAGCAATGGGTCAGGGGTTCGAATCCTCTCGGAATCGCCAATTAAGAGGAGTGTATATGTTTAAAGTTGATGGTGAGTTAATTGAATCGATAAGTATTGGAAATAATAAATATCAATTAAGAACCAATGGTATCTTTATCTATTCTAAAATCTTAAAAACTTGGAGTCCCTATGCAAGAAGAGAAATTAATCGACACTGGCTTAGAATTAAAACAACGAGCAAAGAGATTAAAAATGTCAGAAGCGGCAAGAGCTCGTCGAAAAAGGAATAAAGTAATTATATCAGAAGTTTTAGAAAGAAGATATGCAAAAACTAGACGAATGCGAAAAAATAAATAAAAGAATGGGTTGGTCGCCTAATAGACCCGATAGTCCTTACTGTTAGGGACGATAACACAAAGGAGAATGCATCCTAGATATATAACTAGGCTCTGCTACATTTAGGGAGATTCAATGCTAAAATGGTATGATTATTTGATTGTATGTTTTTTCGCATACACCATAAGCCAGGGATTACTATATAGTTTTTTCTGGGCCATTATAGGTTGGATCTCCTTTATTCAATATATGTATCAAAGGAGAGATGGTAGTGTCTGATGATTTTTTTGATTTTGGTTTTACGGCTGTAGACGAGACTGAACTTCAGGCTGTGCAAGATGCACAGAAAACCGTAGGTGATGTTGAAGTTAAAGCCAATACTACTCAAGAGAAACTAGATCGTCTTTATAATGCAATTGTACCTCTTTTGAATAACCTTAAGAAAAATCCCGAAAAAGAGTATATCTTGTGGCCTAATCGTATTGATAAGGTAGAACAGTTTGAGGAACATCTCCTTAAAATATACCGCTCCTAAACTTTTTTTAAACTATTTTACAAGTAATTGTTTTTATTACATATTTAAGTGCGTTTTTTTGTTTACAGACGCATAAAATTAGTATATAATATACTTATAAAATCAAAGAGGCAATAGAGGAGCTTTTATTATGACAAATCTTGATCTTGGAATTAACTTTATTGATGCTGACGAAGGTGGTTTACGCTTCACTATTATGACAACCGAAGGTGAGATCCGCCGCCGTGCAGACGATATTGAAGATGGCGTACATTGGGTAGAAACATATGGTGTCGCAAATACAGTATACGCTTCTTCTTCAATGGATTTTGCCACCGAAGAATGTTTCGAAACAGATGATGGTGCTAATCAGATGTGGCAGACTATTCTGAATACTGCAGCTGAAGCAAAAATGATGGAGATTGCTTAATGTCTAATATTGTTATTACTAAAAATTCTACTTATGATGAACGTATGCAAGCTATCCGTGAGGCATCTGAAAGATTTGCTATCCGTAAAGCACGACGTGCAAGACTAGCTGCCAGTGCTGCCCGTGTACGTAAGTATGTAGATGAAGTTGATAAACCTGAGCGCAAGAAATTTGATGATATGGTTTCCCGTATGGATGAAAACCATAATCACTATCAAGATGCACCTCAATATGCGGAGAAATATTATGGCGATAAGATGCGCGATACTGTTGCTATGGATAACGATTGGAACTAGTGCTCAAGCACAGGATTGTTTCTATCAACAAGAAACTCAGTATCGAAATGGTAGTGCAATTAATTCAATCACTAAATACGATTGTAAATCCCCACCAAAGGTGATAGTGATTGAAAAACAAAAGGAAGTAAAACAAAGAACCTTTGGTGAATTTTTGTTTGGTGTTGAAGAAAACAGTAATGGAATTACACATTTATTTAGCACCTTGGTCAGTGTAGGAGTTTTATAATGATAAAATTTTGTTTAGGTATGATTACCGGTGGTATAATAGTAGCATATAATCCAGAAGTATTAAATTGGTTTGTCACTTCTGGTATGCGTGATAATATTGTATCTGTTTTACAAGGAGTTTAATATGAAACGGTTAGTACTAATTCCCCTTATTATGTCTGTTGCTGCGTGTGATAAAACTCCACCGGAAACAGCAATGTCAAAACAGATGTTTGAATACAAAAAGGCTCAAGTATCCGAACAGTTAGACTCAATGCCAAAATGGTATACCGATATCCCAAAAGATGATAATGCAGTATATGCTGTTGGTACTGCACAAACACCAGATATGCAAATGACAGTTGATATTGCCATTCTTTCTGCCAAAACTACTTTGGCCGATAGAGCAAACAGTCGACTTCGTTCACAATTAAAATTATATAAAACCAAACTTGGTGTAGATGATTTTGATAGTGTTGTACAAAATAACTTTGAACAAGTCACTCGTAATATTATTGCAGATGCAGATGTTGCAGGTTATACTGTTAAGGAAACAAAACTTGTTCAAAACGGAACACAATTCCGTGCATATGTTCTACTAGAATATAAAGACTCAGTTGCCAATCAAATGATTAAAACTCGACTGGCTAATAATGAACCACTCTATACGGAATTACGAGCAGCAGTTGCATTTAAAGAAATGGACGATGCAGTTGAGGCTCAAAAGGATTCTGAATTAAATGAGAAAAAAGTCATTATTGATAAAGTTATTGGTTTACAAACGCCTAAAAGTGTAGTAGAATAATATCATGTTGGAAAATATGTCTTCAGATAGAATGATGGCTTGTAGAGTTTTTGATGGTGAAATACACAGAATCAAGTCATTATACGAAAATACCCCTCAGTGGACAAATTATTCACATATTATTCAATACCTAGAATCTCGTATTAAGTCCATGAAGGAAAGGGAATACAGTAGATGACAATGCACCTCGTCCGTGGTATGACTACACTTTCTACCCGTAAGCGTAAATCCCGCAAAAAAACCGCTGCAGTGTTAGAAGAAGAACGCAAGATGGCTAAACTCCTCAAGTCACTTGGGTATCATAAAAGTAGTAGTCGCTGGAAAGCTGACCTTCCAGATTATACCGTGGCCGAGACTGTGCCCACCAGCGACCTCATCATGAAAGTAGAAGGTAAGCGTAAGGCTAATCAATATACTGGTGATGAGCTCGCTGGGATAGGCACTCTTCATAAATCAAATATGGTTCCCATTCGTAAGGATAGTAATGATGCACACGAAATTGCTCGTATGCGTAGAGGTTAATATATGGAAATTATTTGGCATATACTGTTAACTGTTTGTTTAGGTTCTACCTGTATTGAACAAGATGTACAACAGTTTGATACTAGAAAAGAATGTGATCAAACGTTAAAAGTATATACTGATATACCACCAGATGGTGATTGGGATATTATCCAGTATGAATGCAAACCAGTTGGTTCAACTTCTACATAGCCCGCGTGATGGAATTGGTAGACATAACGGACTTAAAATCCGTGGACTTAGGTCGTGCCGGTTCGAGTCCGGCCGTGGGTACCAAAAAAAAATGAAATAAAATGCATTTTAGGGGTTTACATTTGCCTAAAAGTGTAGTAGAATATATACACAATCAAAAAAGAGGAGCGATTGTTATGTTGAAATCACCTGTTAAATTTATCATTACCGTTACTATGGAATGTGGTGAGGTTTGGGAAACTATCCGTCACACCAAGGATGGTATGCAGTCTGTAATTGAAGATGTTCTGGCAGACGCAGCTGTAGTTAAATTTACTGTTGAGGAGTGTGTATAATGATTAAGGTTTATCAGATACCATCCAAGGTTATGGCGACACAAAATATATTTCCATTTTCATATGGAATGGGTAAATTCAATATTCATGAACATTTAGATAAATATGTTCACGTTGCAGATTTGGATGCCAATACTTTGGATGAGGCCTTTGAAATTGGAAATATTGGACCAGAGAACAAATATACTCGTTATGCCAGAATGCATTCTGTATCAGTAGGTGATATTTTGGTAGAAGAAACAGGTCAAGCACATATTGTTGCATCATTTGGATTTGATGAACTTGAATCAGATTTGGAGGTAATATAATGCCGATGGTAAAACGCAAACAAAAAAAGGTAAGAGCAAGAGCTCGTACCGGTATTGCTGCAGCACCTATTGAAAAAGGTTATGATGCAGTCAAGTATTATTTCCATATGGAATTAGATCGTAAGGATCTTGCAGCAGTAATTAAAACTTATATCAAACGGGTTTACAATAAAAAGGATGCTGCAGCAATTGTTGCAAATCCGGATTACAAGTTTACTGCATTTAGTCACTATTCATGTATTGCATTCTGGATGAATTCAGAATTACCACAAGATGAAAAAACTGAATATTGGGAAAACAGTCTGAAAAAATATTTGGATGGTCTTATCGAATCTGGTAGGATTATTCAGGTAGAAAAGAAAGCAGAAGCCAAAAAAGCAGATAATGTAATTACACTATCTCCTGCACAAAGACTTGCTAATAAAATTTCAAACACTATTATGCAAGATCTACTTGATTTGGAAGATGCATGGATCGAGGGTGAAAAAGCAGAACTCGATATATATCAACAATTTAAAAAGCATGGGTTAAGTGGTTCTGCCACAATTCCAGTGCGTAAAGTGGTTGAGGGATGGTTATTAGATTATGAAGATGCGTTCCACAAGCGTTGTGAACAAGCAGTTGAAGGTTACTCACACCTAAATAAACCAGAACTCAAGCGACGGCTAGCGGAGTGCCAAAAAATGTTGGACGACCTAGACCGTATAAAATCTGCTGCACGGGCTACGCGCGCGACACGTGTTAAACAACCTCGTGCAGCAGACAAACAAATTGCAAGTGTAAAATATAAAAAGGAGGACACAGATTTTAAATTGGTATCAATACCACCAATTAAAATTATAGGATCGTTTAGGTTATATGTTTTCAATGTTAAACATAAATCCTTAACGGAATATGTTACCGAAAGTCCTAACGGCTTTGAAATATCTGGTACCACTATTAAAAATTTTGGACCAACAAGTCGGTCGGTAAAACTTAGAAAGCCACTAGACTTCTTACCATTAGTATTAGGTAAAACACCAAATCAAATTGATAAAGAGTGGAAAAACCTTACTACTAAAACTACTCAACCAAATGGTAGATTAAACGATGATACCATATTAATCAGAGTATTGGATAAATAAATGACAATTGAATCACACTTTTTAAATAAAAGTAAGTTCACTAAACTAATTGAAGGTACTGTATCCGATTTAAGACTTAGTTATATGGATGCAGTTCTTCATCTCTGTGAGGAAAATAACATCGAACCAGAAGATGTTAGCAAATTTATCTCACCTATAATTAAAAGTAAACTAGAGGCTGAAGCAATGAATCTTAATTTTTTACCAAAAACTAATTCACTTGACTCGGCCTTTTTTGAATAAAAACATTATATATAGTTTTACATTACAGCGATATTGTAATATAATAAACATACAAAACATATTTCAGCGATATAAAGGAAAAAATGACTATGTCTTTCGAAGCACTAAAACGTAATCGTACAGATATCTCTAAACTCGTTCAAGCCGCAGAAGCCGTAGGTGGTGCCGGTGGTGAAAAGAAAAATTATGATGATGAACGAATTTGGAAACCTACTGTAGATAAAGCCGGAAACGGATATGCAGTCCTCAGATTTCTCCCAGCAGCAGAAGGTACCGATCTCCCTTGGGCCAGATACTGGGATCATGGATTCAAAGGGCCAACCGGTTTATGGTATATCGAGAACAGCCTTACATCTATTGGTCAGCCTGATCCTGTCGGGGAACTCAATTCCCGTTTGTGGAACTCTGGCCACGAAGAAGATAAGGAAACAGCCCGGAAACAAAAACGCAGACTACATTATGTAGTGAATGCTCTTGTTGTTGAGGATCCATCTGCACCTCAAAACGAGGGTCGTGTTGTTCTCTTTAAGTTCGGTAAAAAGATCTTTGATAAAATTATGGATGTTATGCAACCATCGTTTCAAGATGAGAAGCCTGTAAACCCATTTGACTTTTGGGAAGGTGCAGACTTTAAATTAAAGATCCGTCAGGTTGAAGGTTATCGTAATTATGATAAATCTGAGTTTTCATCTCCATCATCATTATATAATGGTGATGAAACAAAACTTGAAACCATTTATAATGGTTTACACGATCTGAGTGAATTTACTGATCCTAAAAACTATAAAACATATGATGAACTAAAAGCTAAATTGGCTAGAGTACTAGGTGAGGAAGCATCAATGGGCGCACCAACGATGCATCAGGAAATGCAAATGAATACTCCGGCTCCTCAGCCAGAATATAAAGTTGCAGAACCTATCACGGCAGAACAAATGAATTTGTCTGACGATGATGATACAATGTCTTATTTTGCTAAATTAGCTCAAGAAGATTAATCATAAATAGGGCCACTCTTTATGGAGTGGCCTTTCCCCAAATATTATCCCCGGGATCACCTGAATTCCATTGAAATCCCATAACATTTGTATCACCTGCATTATTTACAGATTGATCAATTGTTTGTGAAGTAAATGCTGGAGTGCCACCTCCTCTAGTTTTATTCACTTCACTCTTAATGTATTCTTCCATGATTGGTGTCATAGTAGTTCCAGTTGGAACCTTACTTAAATCACCACTTGCTGTAGCAGGAGGTATATTTTTATTTAAAGCCGCACGTCTTTTTTCATCGGCGCGCCGGAACATATCTCCCCAACTTCCTAAAGCCTGTGTTCCATTATAGGTTTCTTGTATATTTGCTGTCTCACTACCCTTAACCAATGGCGTAGTTTCATATTTGGCTTTAAGTTCTGCATCTCTTTTGGCTTGAATTTTATCAGCTACTTCTTTCTCTAACTGCCTCTCAATGGCGTCGTACATCTCATTAAAGCCACCAGCACGCTTTAAATCCGCCGCTATGCGGCCTTGTTGAGCCAATAATGTATTTTTCAAATCTTCTTTAAGTAGCATGGGCCTTGTGTAAGAATCTACTTTGTCTCCATATAATTCATCTATTCCTAGTCTTTTAGCTAGAGCTTTCATTGCATCAATATCTGTATTACTAATGCCTTCTAATTCTATTCTCGATCCGGTAATCTCGCTGATTTGTCCTTTTATATTTGCTTCTTCTCTTAAAAGTTTTTGACCTGCTTCCGACTTAGACATTTCTTCTCTAATAGCTCTGTCTTCTGCTGAAGTTGTCACAAAGCTTGGTAGAAACTCATTTATTTTATTTTTAATCCAATCCTTAACTGAAGTTAGGGCATCGGTAATTGCCATAAACATTGGTGCTAATGCTTTATTAACATCCTTTCGAAACTCCTCATCTGTGGCATATGCAACAATTAATCCGCCGAGAGCAATTGATAATGCGACTAAAAGTCCTTTTGGGCCTAAAAAGAAAGGCATTAACTTACCAGCCATTAAACCAATGAGTTTAGGTAAACTTAATCCAGCAGCTGCCAATCCACCAGAAATTGCTAAAGTTTGCCAATCATCCTTTTTAAGTTCAGTATCTAACAAATCATTTAATTTTGTAGCAATCGAGTCTCTTACTCCATCTGAAAAAACCGTACCAAGTATTGCTCCAATAATACCACCTTTTAAACCGCCAACAAGAAAACCAGCAGCACCTCCAATTGTTGCCCATTCCGATATTGATCCTAATATTTGGCTACCTGTAAGTTTTGTTACGGCTTCAGCAATTTCATCAGCAAGCACAGTAGCTAATATTGCAGGAATTCCTCTCTTTATCATACCAGATAAAAACGCACCAGCCAAAGGTAAAAGATTACCGACATCAAAATCAAAAAATCCTCCACCATTTTTTGCTGATTTTGTTCTACCTACAGAAGTAGATGCATCAGATCTGGTTTTACTTATTTCTCTTTTTGCTTCTTCAGCACTTCTTGCATCTTCTTCTTCAGCATTTTTTATCATATCAAAAAAGGCATTAAATCCTTTTGCAAGTGAGTCAACTCTTTGTGAAGTTTGAGCTTGTTTTTCACCAAGATCTAGAGTTTGCTCTTGTAAGGTTTTATTGATATCTGATAGTGTAACTGCTGCCATTAGTTATTTTCTGCTTCTCTTTCACGTAAATGATTTAACAACAATGTTAAATACACTTCTCTCTCCCACGGTAACATATTATCAATTTCAGTTAACGAATAATGAAAATTTTGTAATAACTGGAAATTAGTTCTATAAAAATTTTCAAGTGATTCATGAGAGAGGTTTATGAAAAAAAATCGTGCAGACCCTCCAAAGTATGTTTATGGTTTTTATTACAAGACTCGCATTTATATTCAATATCTAATGTCATTTTTGGAATTTTATCTACAAATGTATTTACTATTGAAAATTGTTCTGAAGTAAGTGAATTAATAAATTCTTCAATTTCTTCCCTAGATTCATCCTTTAATGAAATATGTTCATTTTCCGTCATTACAGAATCAATACAAGATGTTAATATTTCGAACAATATTTCGGTTGTAGCTTGACCTTCGTTTATTATAATTTTTTCATTTGTAATAAAATCATAATATGTTGGGTATTTCATTTTAAGTGAAATATCTTCAGTAAGTTTAATAATTTTTGGTTTTATAGAACCATCTAATTTAATATTATCTAAATTAATTTTAATTTCGTTTTCGTGTTCACATTCTTTACATTTAATACTCACATTGGTAACTTCACCAACAGACTTTGATCTAATTTTTGTAAAAATGTAATCTACATCAAATGTTGATAATTTATTTACATCGTATGCATTATCTGTACAGTTGGCAACACAATTTAAAATTGCATTAATAATTTGTTTTTGATCTTGTGATTCATATGCAATTAAAAGTAGTTTTTGTTCCTTAATTAAAAATGGTCTATATTTTAATTTTTCCCCAGTTGAAGGTATATCTAATTCATACTGTGAAGATTCATTCAATCTTGGTAGTGCCATTATGCGTTTCTCCAAACATCCTTTGCATTCACCCGAATAAACGGTTTATTTGTTTCATTCTTATTTGGATTAGCAACAGTCAACATAACGTTTTTACCTTTTTTAAAGGCCTCTACCTTTGCAGTCATCTGAGCAGTACTGCCAACCCATTCTCTACGGGCCTCTTTACTCCAACGAGGATTCTGAGGTCTCCGCTCACCTTTTGATACTTGATGAGCTCTTTGTCTTTTTTTAGCCATTATAACTCCTTATAAACTACCCAGGCCGCCAATCGCTTGAATCCAACCTTGGCCACTTGAAGTTGGTTCCCAATTTGTATATGATAATGTTACAGATACCTGTGCAAGCCCATCTAGTTCATTATTCAATTCTATTTGTTGTATATCAAGAGGAAAAGCATCTTTCAATCTTACGGTATATACAGAACCACCACCCAATCCTACATTTATTTTAATTGGCCCAGCACCAAATCCTAAATTTTTAATTGGTTTTCTCAACTGATGAATTTTTATGTCTTTACTATATTGTGATTTATAGCCAACCGTACCTTGTTTTTCATCTAGTACAATACTTCTCCATTCATCAAAATATTTTTTTACACCATAATCATTCATTAAATAAAATGTAAGATTTACATCTGGGGCTATATAGCCATATGGAACTTTTTGCATTTCCATACCCATAGGCCTGTCATGAGTTAATAAAGATTTACCTGGCATAGTAACTGATGAACACAGTAAATTTAAATCCCCACCACCAGAACCTAGACCAATACCACTAGTAAGGAGAGTGGTTAATTGCCCAAGAAAACCACCACTTGATGCAAATGTTGTAGGTAATTCAACTAAAAATTGGTTTGTTCTTGCAAAACCTAATTTACTAGATGCTAGTGATTTTAATTGATCTACTGAACTCATTTGATTTTATTCCTTGAATCTCTATATATTTGAGATGAATTGGCTCCTGACCAACTAGCAGTAGGTAAAAATGTAGCAATTTCCCACTCTGGTGCAGAAACCCTAGCCAATCTAGATTTTACGTGTTGAGTCAAGTAGTGTTTAAAACATGGAGCAAAATATTTTGTTTTGCTTGCTTGCATTAACATTTTATAAGAAATTTCAAATCTAGTCGATTCATCGTATTTCGTATTTGTTGTGTTTTCAATTAGTGCATCTAAAAGTTTTGCTCTTAATGTATTAGGTAAATAGTGTAAGTTTAATCCATAAAATCCTTTTTCAGCAGGACCGACTATAATTGCCAATGGAAATCTATCGTAATATGGTAATGTATCTTTATGTTTAGGATCATAAAAAAACATATTCATAGATCCAATTAAGGGGTTTTGCCTATTTACTAGTTTAAGTTCTTCAGCGTCCATTAAGTCCAACCGATTAATTCTGTTAATCGTGCGAACCCTTTTACGAAACCAGTCCTGTGCTTCTTTAGATCTAGGGTTTATCCCAGCTCTATAAGCTTCATATTCTAGTGTTTTAAATAAATTTGCCATACGACTATTTATATTATTTTTTAGGTTTTTTGCGATATGGTTTCATAGGCTTTAGAGGTTTCAATTTACCTTTTTGTTCTTTCATAATGCCCATAGACTTTAATGTATTCTCTGTCCATATTTGAAAATCCCAACCTCTATCCTTAGCGTATGCATTGGCTGCTTCCCATTTATTCATATTTTTTACATAGGTCATTGCTTCACCTATGTATCTTTTACTTTTATTTGCATTTTTAGGTGGTTCTGTTTCTTTTGCTGGTTTAATTTCAACTAAAATTGTTTTACCATTTTTAAATGTTATTTTTAAATCTACAAAGTATCTATGATACCTTTTATCAATATCCCAGTAATATGGTATAACAGTTTCTTCGGAACTCCAATATTTTACATCTGGGTTTTTATCACACCAAAGAAAACAAAGTTTTTCCCAATGTGATCTATAAACAACACCAGATGCATCACCTTTATATTTGCTTAGATTCTTTGGTATGTACTTGCCAGAATATGCCATTTTACCATATAAATAATGAGTAATAATCTTATTTATAGGGTGTACTATGGCATATAAAGAAGTATGGAACGATCCAAAGCCTGGAACCAATTTTAGAACAAGAAGCTTTGTAAAAGAAAATAGCGATGGTGGTAACACTACTGTAACATCTACAAAGTATAATAATAATGCACCGGACTTTGTAAAAGGTATAATGCAAAGTAAAGGTAGTGGTGGTTCCAAAAGACCTGTGAGTTTAAAATACCCTTTGGAAGATACAGATTTTTATAAAGCTGCTATAAAATTTAGTGTACACTCTGTGGATCCATATGAAGTAGATCTTATTAGTGCTATAGATTTAGCGGATGCTCCATTGCTTTTTTCCGGTGTTGATCAAATTAAAAAATTAGTAGAAACTGCTAATGATTATGGTGATTATGGTGGATATGAAGATGATGTTCCTGAAAATAGTAATACCGGTGGTACAGATGATTACGCTATTGGTGAGGTAGGAGAATTTGGTGGGGATTTACAATCTGGAAAAAATGCAATAAAACAAAAACAAAGAGAAGAAGCATTTAATGCAAGTATTGCAAAAGGTGGTAGATCATTAGGTCTTTTAACTAAAGATCTAGACAGAAAAGTTACATTATATTTTCCACCTGGCTTAATCATTCAAGATGGTGCACAATATGATAATGCCGAACTAGGGTTTATGGGAACAACTGCTTTAGGTGGTATCAGAAGAGGTAATAGTTTAGTATCATCTATGGCAAAAGGCGTTAAAGATGGGTTAATGGATACCTTTCAATTAATGTTAGGTAACTTTGCACCAGGAGAGGCAGCACAATTAGCAGCTGCTAGAGCAGTAGAAAAAATTCCATTTTCTGGTGTACAAAATGCCGCTAAAATAGCATTGCAAAGAGTAATTAGCCCAAATACTAGAACCATGTTTAAGGGTGTGCCTATTAAAACATACGCCTTTACATTTAAATTTGTCGCGACATCCAAAAGTGAAGCAGATCAGGTTAATGATATTATTAAATTTTTTAGAACTGAAGTATACCCAGAATCAATGGCACCAGGCGGAATTCCATTGGGCTATAAATTCCCAAATATTTTTAGATTACAGTTTATGTGGAATGGTGGAGTCAACGAAGCAATACCGCAACCACTTTTATCTTATCTTTTAGATGTTTCCACAACGTATAATCCATCGTCAATGTCTTTTCATGAGGATGGAAATCCAACAGAAATTGATTTGACATTAAGGTTCCAAGAGTACAGAGCAATGTCTAGACAAGATGTTGAACAGCCTCTTGATGGAGGTAAATAATGAATTTTTTCAAAGACTTTAAGTACGCCAATTATATTTTTGGAGAAGAAGGACATAGCAGAGCATCTGGGGATGTGATTACAGAGCTTTTTACAAATTTGGCTCAATATGTTGAAGTTCTTGATAGTGTAAAAGTAAATAATGCATATCATACAAAATATTATATTCAAGAGGGTGAAAGACCAGATCAAGTTTCTATGAAAATTTATGGTGTTCCATATTATCATTGGACATTTTTTATGATGAATGATAATCTAAGAGAGCAAGGATGGCCTCTTACATATAGGCAACTTGACGAAGTAGTAAAAAGGGATTTCCCACATACCACCTGCACAACAACAGATGATTTAACTGGACACTTTTTACCTGGTGAAAGAGTTATTGGTTCTACTTCTGGTGCACGTGGTAATATTCTAAGAAGAAATTTGGATTTAGGACAAATAATTATTGAACAAGTAGGAACAGTTAATTTTTCATCTCGTGAAGTAATCACATCTAGTAATGTGAATGCAACCAAAACACAATCTGTACTAGTTGATACTGTAGCAGAATATAATGCCATACATCATTATGAAAATGCTGCTGGAGAGTGGGTTGATATTGATCCATTTGTTGGTAATCCAGGAATATATACTGCTGTTACTAATTACGATCGTTATGTAAAACAAAATGATCAACAAAAAGAAATTAATGTCATAAAACCAAATAATGTAATTGAAGTTGCAAATTTATATAAACAGGCTTTGAATAGTTAATGTCAGGCGCTCCTATACCAATATTGAATGATGTCAATTCATCTGACTTCTTAATCGAAACAGTTATTTTAACTTCTGATAGAGCTATAGAACCTTTAGAGTTAAAATTTTCTGTTACGGACATTGCTGTGTTCGAGCATATGGATAAACCATACCTAACTGGTTATATTACCCTTTTGGATAGTAAAAGATTATTTGACAGGTTTGACTTTCAGGGTGCTGAAAAAATAGTAATATCGATCAGACGCACAGAAAAATCTCCGGAATATATTAAAACATTTTATATTGAACAAATTGTGAAAGGTATAAAGGTTAATGATACATCTGAGGTTTTAACATTTAGATTAGTTGAGGAAATTCTTTTTAATTCAAATTTACAAAATGTGAATAAGGCATATTCAGGTAAACCATTTGATATTATTAAAAAAATTAGTAATGAATATTTAGATACTCAAATTGAAAAAGTGGGTGAAACAGATTACCAAAAAAATATAAAAGTAATTGTTCCTAATATGCATCCTATACAAAGTATGTATTGGATAAAGGAAAGAGCAACAACAGTTGATGGATATCCACAATTTTTGTTTTCTACTTGGGCAAAAACTAAATTGTTATATGCAGATCTTGGAACTCTTTTAGAACAAAAACCAATTAATGAAAATATGCCATTCATGTATACAATGAATGCTGGACAAGCACCAGGCGTAAATAAATTTTTTGGTATTCAATCATATAATTATAGTAAAAATGAAAATCTATTCGAGATGATTGATCAAGGTGTAATTGGAGCAAAACACGAATTTTTTGATACAACTAATAATCAGATGTATTCTGTTGATTTTAACATTAACAAGGAATTGTCTGGTATGGTAGCAGAAAAAAATTCAAGACAACCAACTTTAAATGTATCAGAAGATTTTAAATTCAATGAAAGATCTTATGGACAATTAAACAGTAAGGTAATTACAAATATTTCAAGTACTGGTGCGTATAGAATACCAGAAGGATATTATAGTACCTATGGTGAAGAAAATGATGTTGGTGGACATAAAAAGAAAGTAATTGCACAAGCACTTAAAGCAATGATGAATAAAACTCCAATACAAATTTCTGTGAGAGGACGTGAATTTTTTTCTGCTCAAGAATCGGTGGCTAATCACAAAACAATTGGTAATATAGTTAAAATCATTTTTCTTGCAAATGCTCCAGGAACAAATAATAATAATCCAAAAATAGATCCTTATAAGTCTGGTGATTATCTAATTTTTAGTGTTAAACACTTAATGCAGTCACAAAGATTTGATTCAGTTTTAACCTGTGTTAAAATTGCAAATTATACTTCAGATGAATTTCCTGTTGGGACAATGTAATGAGACACGTACCTAATTTAAATTTAGAATATTATGGAGATGATACCAGATGGTTTGTTGGTGTAGTAGTTGATATTTTTGATCCTTTACAACTTGGTCGCGTAAAGGTAAGAATATATGGTATTCACACAGGTAATCAATCAGATATATCTCATTTTGATTTACCGTGGGCTCAAGTTGTTGCACCTATTACAGAAGGTGGTAGTTCTGGTATTGGAACAAATACAGGTATTAAGCCAATGGCATTAGTATTTGGTATTTTTATGGATGGTAAAAATTCACAAATGCCTATGGTCATAGGTTCGTTACCAAAATTTGAAACAACATCATCTGAATCTCCACCAGTAGCTCCAGTTGACGATCCTATAAGACCATCAAACGATTCTTTAGTTGCAGTTACAACATTACCTGCAAGTGAAATTGATAATAAGTATTTAGCAAAATATGGAACTGATAATAAAGAAAGAGCATATAAATTCTTTTTAAGTAATGAAGGTGGGTCATTTCAAACACATCAAGCAGCAGGTATTGTTGGAAATTTAGTAGTTGAATCACAAGTCGATCCTACTGCATTAAATAAATCTGAAGGATCATTTGGTATTGCACAATGGAAT